TGAAGCTATAGTTGAACAAGTAAAAGGAAAGTTAGTTGAACCAGCAGTAAATGTATTATTTCCATTAGCAAAAGTAAAACCAGTTAACATAGTTCCTTTGTGTAAAGGATTTAAAGTAGCAAAAACATTACTAGGAGAATCTTCAGTTTTTTGTATTGACCCAACAGCTACAGTAAAGTTATTACCTTTTCCACTATTATCATTTAAACTTGCATCATCTTTAAACATAAAGAAACCATTAGCTCCGTACTCAGTAATTGTAGGTGAAGTATTTATTTTCCATTCGCCAGTTGAACTGTCAGTAGAACCAAAAGTAGATGCTTGATATGCTTCTCCGTCAATAAAATGAACATGACTATATTGACCATCAAATTGAAAATTAGAAGTATATTTAAGACTATTACCTAAACATAAAGTTGCTCCTGAGATATTAAACAAAACATCACCACTTGGATAAATAGATGAACTGAAAGTTTCTAATTCGCCATTTATATACAATTTTAACCTATCAGATGATGTGCTTTCTGTACTATCTGCCACCATTACAATATGATACCAAGCATTTGTATCTCTAAATTTTCTACTTGTTTGACCAACTAATACATTTCCTGATGAGTTTCTTGCGTAGATTTGAATTTCATCAGAACCATCAAATCTTATCCAAGCATAATTATCAGCATCTGTATAAACTTCAATAATTCCAGCATCTCTACCTGAATTATTTAAAGCAGTATCTGTTCTTTTCACCCATGCCGAAAACGTACATTTAGTTGAAAGTGTTGGTGTTGTATTTGTTCTTGATATTCTAGTTGCCATAATATTATCCTAAGGATTAAATTGTACTCCCCCTGTAGCTCCAAATGAGCTTGTTAGTGTAAATACTCTATCTGCAGTTTGATTTTCTGCATCTGTTGCTCTTAATGTAAAAGTATAAGTTGTTGGTGTTGTACTTGCTCCACCAAAATCGGTTGTAGTAATAACACCTGTTGTTGAATTTAAAACACAATTAGCTTGACCTGCATCTGTAAGTACAGAAGTAGTTTCAGAATATGTTATTGCACTATCAGATGTAGCTGCAACTGTTGCAACTGTTCCTGAAAAATCACCAGCTACTGTTCCTAAAGAACCTGCTGCTGTAGTCCAAGTTGGAGCTGTAGATGCTGTAATAATAGCACTTGTACTTCTTCCTGCATTACCATCATTATTTTCTACTCTAACATAATAAGAGCCACTTGCTATATTAGTTGTAACTGATAAACTTGTAGAACTTGTAAATGATACAGCACCAGCTCTTGTAATAGCTCCTGTATCTGATTTAATAAATTCTACTATAGGTATAGATACAAAACCTGTACCTGTAATATTAAATGTAACATTAGTACTAGGGGCAATAGTTTGAGATACATTTGCAACTGTTGGTTTAGCTTCTACTGCATCAACCCAAGTTAATTGATTTGAGTTTGTTCCATTAGTAGCTAAAACTTGACCATTTACTCCAACGCTTGTAGGTAAAATTAAATTGTAACTTTGTCCTGCTGCATGAGCTGGAGATTGAATTGAAACTCCATGAGTATTTTGTGAGCAGTTTAAAATAATTTTTCCATCTGCTGAAGCACCATCACCTTTAACTTCTAAACCAGGTGTAAATTCTGTTTTAGGATTAGTTACAGCATCACTAGAAATTTTAGAAGATGATACAATACCATCTGCTAAATCATTTGATGTTAAAGCTGTTGCTGCAGGTGTCTTACCAACATATGCCATATATATTATTCCTTAAAATTATGCTGAGATAGTATCTACAACACTTGTAATTACATCAACGGAAGTAGCTGCTGAAGCATAAGCCTTAACTGCATCTCCTGTTTGTAAAACAACTTTAGAACCACCATCAATTAATTCTAAAGAACCACCACTTGGTATTGGTGCATCTTTAATTATATGATAAGTTGTGGAACTATTTTCTACATATACAGTTACATTCACAGATGTACCTGAAGTATTAGAACATCTAATACCAATAATTGCATCATCAGAATCTGCTGCTGCTCTTAGTGTAGTAGGTGAACCTGAACTGTTTGATATGTTTTGTTGTAAATATCTTTCGAAATCTTGTGCCATAGATTATCCTAATTATACCCTTTTTTTATAGTATTGTCAACAAAAACTAAAGAGCAATTGCCATTGCAACAGCAAAACCATTACTAGCTTTAGCATCTATTTGTGTTTGAATACCACTTGTTACTCCGTTTAAATAACCAAATTCAGTATTATCTACTGTGCCATCATGTATTAGATTAGCATTTAATCTATTACTAGCATCTATTGTAGCTTGTTTACTGTCTATTTGAGTTTGAATAGCTGAAGTTACACCATTCAAATATTGAAATTCTGTATTAGATATACTACCATTTGCTATCTTAGTAGCATCAATTGCTGCACTTGAATTAATATCAGCGTTAACAATTGTATCATTTGCTATTTTAGCTGAAGTAACTGCTCCTGTTCCAATAGTAGCAACGCCTGTATCAGCTATTGTTAAGTCTCCTGATACTATATTATCAATCCATTTAGATGTAGTTGTATCATAAAATAATACTGCACCATCTGCAGGTGATGTAATATTTACATCTGTTAATTCTGATAATTCATTTGCTGTAGAAACTTGAGAATCAACATAAGTTTTAATAGCTTTTGCTGACGCTAATGTATCATCATTTGCTGAAACAGTTGTTAAGTTTGTATCAAGAACTCCTGAAGCTAAATCAGCAACTTCAAGATTAGTAATACTATTACCTGTTCCATTAGCATCAATTGTTTTATTTGTTAAAGTATCTGTTGTTGCTCTACCAACTAATGTATCAGTACTTGTTGGTAATGTTACTGTACCACTATTTGAAATTGTTGAAATAACTGGAGTAGTTAAAGTTTTATTAGTTAAAGTTTGTGTTCCAGTTAATGTAGCTACAGTAGAGTCAATTGTAATATTATTTGCATTAGCTGTAATACCTGTTCCACCAACAACATTTAATGTTACATCTCCTGATGTTCCACCACCTGTTAAACCATCTCCTGCAACAACTGAAGTAATATCTCCAGTAGGTACTGTTGCTACTTGAGCATCTACATAAGCTTTAATAGATTGTTGAGATGCAACTGCAGTATCTGAATTAGATGACATATTATCTTCATCTTTAAATGCTGTACCACTAATAGCTGTATTTAAAACTGGACTTGTTAATGTTTTATTTGTTAATGTTTGAGAACCTGTTAATGTTGCAACTGTAGAATCAATTGCAAATGTCATTGTTTGTGCAGAACCTGTAGTATCTATACCTGTTCCACCAGTTAATGTTAGTGATTGTGAATCTAAATCAATTGATTGAGAACCACCTGTATCACCTGAAAAATCTAAATCACTAGCTGTTACTTGTGCATCAACATAAGTTTTAATTGCTTTAGCACTAGCTACTGTGTCATTACTAGCTGAAACTGAATTTAAATCTGTATCTACATCTGTAATGGCTGTAGCTGAACCAATTACTAAACCATCTAAAGTTACATTACCATCAAAATATGCATCTTTAAATTGTAAAGAACTTGTACCTAAATCAATATCATTAGTTATTGTAGGTATAATAAGACCATCTTTTATTTTTAATTGTTCTACTGAAGCACTTCCAACATCTATTGAAAATTCTATTTCATCATTAGCAGTATCAATTACAATTTTATTAAGAGGACTAGTTAATCCTGCATCTCCAATTAAACCAATTACTGGACCTTCTGCTGCAGTACCATCATGTTTGTGTCCTGTTGTATTATTAAATGCTGATAAAAGTTGATTATATTCGTTATTAAATAATGATGCTGATATTGTATCGCCATCATTAATAGAACTTTGTCTAGTATATCCTGCCATGTTATCTTCTTCCTCCTGCTATAAATGAAACAAACATTCCGTTTACTGAATATGGTGCATTTGTATCATTACTAAAAAATTTAAAATTATTAGAAAAACCACTTCCTGTTACTACTACTCTTTTACTTGGTAAAGTTGTTGCTCCAAAAGTACCTGTTCCAAATAATGCTGAACCAAATAATGATGCTGAACTTAAATTACCAACTAAAAAATTACCTGGTTGTGGAACTTCAGAACTTTCAAAGTCATATCTAATTCTTAAATTTAAATCGTTTTGAATACCTTCAGGTTTAATATTTGCTTTAATTGCATATAAACTTTTTCTTAAACCATTATCACCATAGTCCATATCAGGTGTTTGAAACTCTGCTTCAACATTTGAACCATCAAAACTATTTCCAGTATCATGTTGATAAACATATCCTGATTCATCTGCATGATAAATAAATTCTGTACCTGAACTATTTAAATCTGAAGTAATAAATTTAACAGGTAGTCCTTTTGTTTCACTCCATTCAAAAGCAGGAATACCTTCTGCACTATATTTAAATGTTCCTATAATTCCTTTTTGTCCTGCATTAGCTTGTCCTGATTGATAATAAAATAATCTGTATTGACTTCGTTCTCTAATAACAGTACTTGAAATAGTATAATTACTAAAATTTCTTAATATAGTATCTATTAATGGTAAAATTTTTCTTGATATAGAACCTAATTCTACGTCATCAATTCTCGCTGTACCAGCAACTGTTCTTAATCCATCAGGTGCTAAAAAAATTAAATCTCCACCTATCTCTTGAATTGAGTTGCCACTTACACAACCAATATTTTTAGTTACTGATTTAATTATAGGAGTAGAATCAAGGTTTGTCAACTCATAAATACTATTTTTACAAAATATAATTAAGCTATTTCTAAAGACTTTTATACCAGTAACTATGTCTCCTACATCAATAGAACCTGAAGAAGCTCCTGTAAAATCATAAGGTTTTAATCTAGTACTATAATGAACAACACTAGGATGAAGTGTTTGTCCTGCTACTATAATTCTTTCAGCATATCTTTCAATTAGTGAACATCCTTCAGGAGCATCATTATTAATATCTTCATAATGATAAGTTGCATCATCATGAATAGAAAATT